TAACTAAAACATCGTTCGCGTCTTTAAAACGGCTGTCACGCCATTCTACGACGGCTAAATCACGCCCTAACATCGCTCTAACAACTTGGGCATTAAACCTAGCGCCAGCCTTATCGTTATCACCCGCTACTACTAATCTACTAAACGGTAATCTACGCAGTATATCCGCTTGCTGCCTTGTAAACGCAACTCCACCGACTGCTACCGCATTATAACCGGCTGTACGCCACGATAAAGCGTCTATCTCCGCCTCACACACGATCAAATCATCGTAGCTTTTAACGTACAAATCTGCGCCATATACTAATTCGCGGATTGGTCTTGCGCCTCTTTCGTAAAAGAACGTCTTTCCTTTTGTTGCCCGGTATTTAACGTTAGCGAGTGAACCGTCCGGAGCGTGCCACGGTATCGCAACGAAGCCGTAATGCTTCGATTTTCCTACGTTGGCTTGCGCTTGTACTACTTCGGATATTCCACGTTTTTCTAAATATGGAGAATTGCGTCTATCTATAATAACACGCGACACGTCCGCTGTCTTAGTAATATCGAGCAGTTTCGGTAAAACGAGCGTATATTCATCGCAACTAACAGGAACTCCGCTTTTTTCAAGTAAATACTGTTCGCTCTCCTCGTAAGTTTCATTACGCAGAAATGCGAGTAGCTTTACGAATCCTCCGCTGGCCCATTCGTCGTCATACGCTCCACTATCACCGAAACAGCCGGCATACTCTCCGTCTAAGTTAACGAAGAAGCTAGGAGTATTATCGTATCTAAACGGAGATGCTGCGATTAACTTATCGCTCGTCCATTTTGGGCGAGTCCACTCGAACTCCTCTAGCTCGGAATGTATGTCGATATTGATCGTCTGCCCTCGTATTTTTATCTGCGCCATTTTACCGCTCCTTCCATTGTAACCAAATTTATCTCTAAGCGGAGCAATTCTTTATCGTTCGATGTACGGTGAGATTTCGCCGTCTTTAAACCGTTATCTGACGGCTCGTATTCGTTCTGTTCGATGCAATTACACCGTACTCGAATACTCTCGGAATATCTCACCGCTTTAGTGTGACAGAGTATCATTTTAACATATATTACAGAAATATTACAATTATTACAAGCGTTAAAAGTCGAATTGGTCGACGCTATCTGCGCCTGTCCGTATTTGCTTAACGATTCCAACTTGAGGCGCGTATACGATTTCTACGAAGTCACCCTCGCCACCGTCGCGCCCTTTATTTAGTCCGACTAAGCCTCGCGCTTGTTTATAATCGGTATCGACCGCAATTAATAGATACGCGTCTTGCAACAGTTGCTTCGTTTTCGATACGTCTTTACGTTGCGGTAGCTCTAACTCGCGAGTACCGTCCTCTGTATGCGCTGTATCCTTTTCGTCAGCTTGCGTAATTGCAATCGTTACAACGCCCATTTGTCCGGTAATTCTGCGCAATTTAAGCGATGTAGCTGCAGCATCTCCGCCAGTCGTTTTAGACGTATTCTTTTCGAGGTCTAAATAATATGTGGGATCAATAACGACGAAATCCGCCTCTGTCGCAATAATGTCCGATTTAATCTGTGCAACTGTTCGCGTATCAAAGTCGTCATCATCGACAGCTCTCACCGTAATATTGCCGGCTAGTTCGCTATTCAAGTTATCCAAGAACGCTCGATACGCAATTTCGAACTCGTCCGCTAACCTGCCTTTGCGGACATCATTAGCGTCAAATCCTGCGCTCATATCAACCCCGTTCAACGATGCCACCGTTAAACCTTTACGTCCACTTAGCGCTACATAAATACGCGTCATAATCTCGAATTTCGGCATCTCCATCGACCATATCAGTACATTAGCGCCTTGTGTCGCTGCTTCTACCGCTTCCTCCATTGCAATAACGGATTTACCACGGCCGGACTTGCCATAAACTACGTACATATTTCCGCTTACATATTCGCCTATATGCGAAAACTTCGATTTCCACGTTTTAAACGACTGGCCGGACTTACGGCGGTCGTATTCGGCTAGATATACGTCTGTGTCCGTTTTGATGTCCGTTCCTACTTTTTCTCGAACACTCGTTCGCTTCCTTATATTATCCAGTTCTGATTGCAGTTTGTCAATCAATGCCGGCACATCGTTTTTATGCTCGTTAAAAAGCGTCTGTATAGTGCCTCCACTAACGAACTCCGCAAACTCCGTCAAGCCAGCATCGTTATATAACCGCCTAGTCAAATATTCGTATGAATCGCTCACATCCGGCACATAAAAGAAGTCCGGCACATTGTCCGTAACTGTCGCATAACTCGGCGCTTGCCCTCCGTTACGTTCGCTATACTCGACGATGAAATCATGCGCCTTACGGTCTGCCTCCGATTTAAAATGCGTCGAAGTTACGTTATGTTTAGCGAGTGCGTTAACGTTGTTCTCGTCGATTACCTTCGATAGTATTAGCGTTCCAGCGTTACTCATTTACGCCACCTCCGTTTATCCTTGAAATATAAGTACTCATGCGCTAGTAATAACGTTAGTCCGAACAGGCACATTAGCGTTATTACTGCGTCTGTAATCATACTGCCCGTCACCCTAACGCCTCCAATTCGCTGTGAATCTCCGCTAGTCTCGCCTTACTGCGTGCAATCTCTGTTTCATTCTGCGTCGAAATTGCGTCAGATAACGAAGCTAATTCGTAGTCTTGCTCCAGTAACAATAACTTGCGCGCCTTCTTACGCTCACGTTCCGCCTTTTGTTCCGCCGTTTCTGCTGCCTTCGAGCGCTTAAATCCGTAATACTCCATAAAATCGTCATCGTCCGAAGTATAAAAGAACATATCATCATCCTCCCAGTTCCATACCGATTGAGCGTTATTGTCCGTGACTATGCGGCGTGTAACTTCCGTGACAATTGCGATAGCAGCGAGTGATACGAAGAATTTCGTTAATTTCATTAGCGGACACCTCGCTGACTTTCGCCTTTAAACGCAATCACCGCCGTCTGTTTCTTATCGCGAACTCGGTCGTAGAATCGACGATCAAACACCGTCTCTAATTCCTCGACGGGAATATTCGATGTATAAACCGTTGGCAATCCGTTCGTAACGCGATAGTTAATAATCGTATGCAAATCTGCGCCGAATCCAGTCGTGCTACTACGTACCCCCACGTCATCGCAGACAACAAACGGAGTTTTCTTCGCCTTTTCCATCGCCTCATAATACGGACGTGAATACTTCTCCGCTATATCTTGCGGAATATTACTCCGAGCAAATCCGTTATACAACGTCTGCCATTCGTTCACATCGAGGAAATAAGCCGGACATTGTTGCGGTTGCTTGCCCGCTTTTAGCGCTCCGAGGTAATCTGCGATGATGTATTCGCTAGCAATCGCTGCAGCTGTCGTTGTTTTTCCGGTGCCAGTTTCGGCGCTAAATAGATAGAGCGATTTAATTCCGTCTGATTCTGCGTCATAAATGCGTTTAAATGTAGCCACATATCGCTCGATTGTTCGATAGGCATCCGCTTGATTATCGCGAGCTGGCGAAGTTGCTACCGTCAAGCCTCGATATTTCGAGGGAACGTTAGCGAGCGTCAGCCTTGCGCTTGTTGCGATTTGATGTGCGCATGGATTCGCGCAGCTTGCGCAACCTTTCGTGTTACGCTCGGATAAAATACACGTCATTCCGAGACCTCCTCGTCAAAGCACTTATATACATACGCCACATACTCGTCGCATGTCATTCCGTTCAAATCAGCCAAATATGACACTATCTCTGTGAATTTGTTAGGATCTAAATTTAAACGCTCCTTATTATCCTCGAACCACTCAAACGGATTTTTATGCCCTTTGCTATAATTTAACTTAGAGTCCAATAAGATTATATTTCCTAGCGTAGTCCCTGCACTATTAGTATTTATAGGAATAAAATGGTCAATTTGATAATCTTTAGAGCCCGTCAGCATACACTCACCAAATTTACTTTCTAACGATAGGAAATTATCGTACGTAAAGTCAGCAACTAACCCTAAGTCCCTAGCGCGTTTATTATGTGTCATGATTAAAACCCTGTCGGGATTTTTAGTACTCCAACGTTTTCTATATTCGCGGTATTCCTCTACTTTACTTTTACGATATTTGCGGTTAGTTTCTCGCTCGTTCTCAATTTGTTCTTGTGTGCGATGTTTCCGCAAATCTCTCCTATACCCCGGATTTGAACTGGGCCAACTTCTTTTCTCTAAAGAGACACAAGTTTTACACGCGTATTGGATTCCGAATGTACCTAACTTTAATTTGGAAAATGAGTTAATTGGGAGTAATTCACGACATTTTGTGCATTCTTTTTCTGTAACTACTTCGTTTTCCTCGACATACTTTAAACCTCTCCTAGTTTTCTTTAGAGCCATCCTTCTACCTCCTCAAATGAATCCGCCTGTGTCTCCGCCTCTTTGCGCTTACCTTGTAATTCCGCCTTTTGTAGATGTTGCGTCATATACGACGTCATAAAATATAGCGACAAGCCGGGATACTGTGCCGTAGGCTTATACGCATCAAAGCACGCATCAAT